TACTTTCTTGTAACCACATTTTTCATAGAACGGGTGTACCGAGAATTTTGCTTCTAAAAAGAAGTACGTGAAGCCTTTTTTAAAAAGTTCTTTTTCAGCAAAATCTAAAAGTAGTTTTCCAAAACCTGACTTTCTATATTCAGGTAAAAGGCAAAAACGTTGAATTTTAACTGTATCTTTTATTGTAAGATTAGCCCTTAACGTACCAATTGCTTTGTTGTTATATAATGCTAAAAAGTGCAAACAGTCTGCTTCAAGAGTATCAAATTCATCAAGTTCAATATCTTCAGGTACGCTGTGTTCTTCAACAAAAACAGTTCTTCTTATGTTGAGAGCTTTTTCTAAATCACTGGTTGTTTTAATAATTTTAATTTCTAACATAAATTATCCTTGTGGGGTGATTTCAAAGAATACAACTGCGTGTGGGTCTAATTCTACGTCGAGAATAAGTTTACCGTATTCAACAGTAGCAACTGAGTCAACAGGAGTTAACTTTGAACATTCAGTATATTTTGGGTAAAGTTCATTGAAGTAAATGTTTCTTGCATTTTCATCCATGAGAGTTGTTGGGCTATCAATCTGTGGGTCCTGTGGTGACCAGTTAAAGCAATCTTTTGTGATGTTGTAAGTTTCTCTGTCTTTCATCCAGTCATCGAAATAGTTACAGTCATCATCAATAACATATGCTCTTACGTTGAATTTCTGACCATCATATTTTGGAGCGTTTATAACAAATTCTGTTTTTATTTTTGTATCATAGTTAAGGTCATTTTTAAAGTTGTAAGCCATAACACGAATTGTGTTAGAAGTTTCATCTATTGCAGAAACAGCACCGATATCAGCACCGCTTATGTCACCTGATTGTTGCTTTGCAGTAGGTAAAAGTTTACTGCCAGCAAATTCAGCGGCATTTTTTGCAACGTGATAACTAACAGTAGGGTTGCCTTCTAAAAGACCATTTGAAAGATATCCCCAAGCAGAAAAATAACTTATATCGTTATTAAACATTTGGGCAATAAGTCGTGCATCGTAAGAAGCCTGATAAGTGTAGCCAACAGTTCTTGAAAGAAGTTCGTCATTGTTAGCACCGCTTACAGTACCAACAAGAAGTCTGCCTTCATCAATGCCATATTCTAAATCTGTAAGTCCGTATTTTTCTGCCACGTCTCTTAAATTATTGATTGTACCTGGAAGGTCGTAGCCATTTGTATAAGAGCCTGGAGCGTGGTCATAGAATGAACCTGAAAGGTAACAGATTCTTGTACCTGTTTCGCCAGTTTTGTAGTTTGTTCCAACTGCACAGTGTTCTATAAACTTTGCTTCATCCCATTGACCTTCTGTAACGGACATAGCGTGAGCACCAACGTAAATATCGTTTCCGATAGCATCAATAAGTGCCTGTACTGTGTAATCGTAAAGTTTGCAATATTCTTTAAAAGCACTTTGGGGGTTGCCGTCGTTAGCAATAAACCAATCGCTGTTTTCAAATTCTGTCATAACACCGAAACGCCAGGTGAGAACTTCTTCTCTGCCGAATTCATTAACTAAAGCTGTTGCTAAAGCGTGAATGTAATTATAATAAACGTTATAATCATCTGGTGGGTATGGGTTAATACCAAAACCGTGTTCTGTTGTTGCTTTTTCTGAGTATTTAAGTGGAACGCTACCTAATTTGAGCATTGGTTTTGCGCCTAAATTAAGAACGCCACGGCAGTTATCAATAAGTACAGTAAAGTCATAGTCGTTAAGAACAGTTTTATCAAGTGGATTTTTGAATAAATCTCTCTCTTCTGTACCGCCGGAACATTGCATAAACTGTACGTACTCTACGAATTCAAAAATGTTATTATCTTTGTTAACTTTGGCATCTTTAAATGGATTGCCTTCTATAGACCATACGTTAACGTTGTTTACAACGTTTGGTAAAACTTCACCAGTCGGTGCATTTGCATTTATAGTGAACTTTATTTCGTCATAAGGACGGTCAAAATTTGTGTTGAAACTTATTGAACCAATAAGTGTAGCAATAACACTTACAAGTGCCATAAGTCTCTCGAAAACAACTGTAATTGTCATAAATAATACCCCTTTTATAATAAATATTTTTTATTAATCCCATTCTGCACCAGTTACGGTGTCCATATCAATACCTTTTGTTTCGTTAACTTGTTTGAATAATGAAACAAGAGCCACAATGAAACCTGGTACTAAAAGTGCGAATGAAACAATTCCTACTACTGTGTTACCAATGGTGAGCGTAAATGGAAGACTTAATGAGTAAGAAAGCGCTACACCAATTCCAGTAACAATAAATTGTGCAGACATACAAGATGAACGGAGATTCGTAGGTGAACTTTCACCAATCATCATAATTAAAACGTCGTTTGTTGTGTAGTAACTGCCTATTGCCGCACCGCATAAAAATCCAACAAGGTACGGGTCCCAGGCAAGACGTGCGCCAAAAGAGAACGTAATGAAAGCAACAAGGCAGTTAAATGCTGTTACAACTGCCGCAGGTTTTCTGCCTTTCCAGTCAGAAATAAAGCCCATTATAACTTGTGAAACTGCAAGACCAACCGGGAACATAAAAATAGCATCGGTTACAGGTCCTACACTTACGGCATTCATAACTTCTTCACCTAAAGAAGAAAATAAGCCGTTATCAACGTAGTTTTGTGCATACCCATAAGAGAGTATAGTCTGGTAGTTTATAGTACCTATAAAACCTAAATTTGCAATAGCAGAAGTAATATAAAGCCATTTTAATTGTTTATGTTTTAATGAAGAATTAGATTTAGCTTATGCACAAAAATCTAATCTAGAGAATTGGCTAGAAACAGAATTAAAAATTTTAAAGAAGTATAATGAACTTGAACAGCAAGTCATTTATTACAAAGATGATTATATCCCTCGTGCAAAGTACGAATCTACATGGTGGTGGATAGCAAAACAAGTTCATGCATCTGAAAGTACATGTAGAAGAATTTATTCAAAATATAAAAAGAAACGTGATGTATAATTGAACAGATGTGAACAGTTTTTAACTGATAAAATGGTAATGTGAAGAATTAGACAAAGAACTATCGAATAGTTCTTTTTTCTTTGAGAGAAGAGTGATTATATGCCGATAGAAGGAAGTATTATAGTGTTATCTATTTATTCTGTTTATGTCATTGCAAGATATAAAAAATGGAAAGACAATAACAATGGGTAGAAAAGGTTATTATGAAATAAAAGTACTGCCTTATATTGAACTTATAAAAATGTGGAAACGCGATGGCATGAGTAATCAAGAAATAGCCGATAAATTATCAATAAAAAGATCTACACTATATAATTTTCAAAATCAGCACGAAGAATTAAAGAATGCACTATTTAAAGATGGAGACTTAATAGATGCAGAAATAGAAAATAAAGTATTAGCTAATGCGATGGGATTTGATTATGAAGAAGAACAAATACTTCAAAGAAAAGTAGTTCATTATGATGACAATGGAAAAAAGCTAACAGAAGTTACTGAACCTGTTGTTGTCAAAATTCATAAGACTAAGTTATCTGACCAATCCGCAGCCCAATGGTGGTTAAAAAATAAAAGACCAGGAAAATGGAAGGATAAGCAAGAACTTGATTTAGGAAATACTGATGGTAAACCTTTCAAATTAGAAGATGTTTTATAGTGCTGATTATTTAATCCAAAGAAGAAAAGAAAAATGGAATGAAGATCATGATTTAAATAGAGATAATATTTTCAGGGTTACAGTAGCTCAGGAAATTGTAAATAATCCTAGACTATTAAAAGAATTAAAAGATTATCCTGAAAAATTAATAGAACTTGTATTTATTATTGTTGATAAAGATAAAAATACTGTTCCATTTTTTTTAAATGATGTTCAAAAAGACTTCTTTGAGAAAGTAAATAAAGCTAAAAAAGATTATGAAGATGGACTTATTACATCCATTTCATTTTTAATTTTAAAAGGAAGACAGCAAGGTTTTACTACAGCTATTACGGCATATCAATTATCTTGTACTATTTTAAATAAAAACTTTGAAGGTTATACAATTGCTGATAGTTCTTCAAATGCTGAAAGTATTTTTGAAAACAAAGCTAAATATATGTATTCAAGTTTACCTGGTTGTTTAAAACCAACAGAAAAATATAATAACAAAAGACAATTAAGATTTGAAAAAATAAATAGTACTTGGGCTATAGATTCTGCCACAAGAGAAATGGGAAGATCTAGAACTATAAACTTCTTACATGCATCAGAATGTGCCTTTTGGATTTATGGAATTGCTATTACTCAAGCTTCTTTAGGTGAAGCATTAACAAAAAATAGTATCAAAATATATGAATCTACAGCAAATGGATTTAATGATTATAAAACTATGTGGGATAGTGGTACTCATATAAATTGTTTTTATGAATGGTGGAGAACTCAAGAATATTCACTTAAATTAGAAACAGAACAAATAAAAGAACAATTCTTGTATGATATAAATCATAAAACAGAATGGATATATGTCAGATTAAAATGGTTAAAAGATGAGATAAAATTAAGATTAAATCAACTTTATTGGTACTTTAAAAAGTATGAAAATTACATTGATAAAGAAACAATAAAACAAGAATATCCATGTACACCAGAAGAAGCATTTATAAGTAGTGGACAGTGTATTTTTGATACAGAATTATTGATTCAACGTTTAAATGAAATAAAAAATAAGAAACCTATAAAAACAGGATATTTTATTTATAATGAAGATTTTATAAAGCAAGGAATCGTTAAAGATATTAAATGGGTAAATGATCCTAATGGATATATTCTTATTTATGAAACACCAAATATAAAAAAGTATGTAATTGGCGGAGATACTGCTGGTGATGGTTCTGATAATTTTGTAGGACAAGTTTTAGATGCTAAAACAGGAAATCAAGTGGCTATTTTAACAAATCAGATGGATAGTGATATTTATTCGAGACAAATGTATTGTTTAGGAAAATATTACAAAGATGCGTTAGTTGCAATCGAAACAAATTTTGATAGTTATCCAATTAAAGAAATGCAAAGACTTGGATATACAAATTTTTATATTCGTGAAAGAGAAGATAAAATAACAGGACGATTTGAAAAGAAATTAGGTTTTTCTACAAATAAAATAACAAGGCCTATTATTTTAAATGATCTTGTTAGAATAGTTAGGGATAATCCTGAAATTATAAATGATGAAGAAACTATTAAAGAAATGTTAGTTTTTGTAAAAAATGAAGTTGGAAGACCAGAAGCTCAAATTGGTTTCCATGATGATAGAG